CCATACATAGTAAGGCCAAAGAATATCCATACTCCATAAAATACTAGATCATAAATGTCCATACCCCATACCTTTCAATAGTTGTATACGCCTAGTGGTCTGCCAAAACGCTCTGGGGGTTGCCCAAAGTTTGTGTTGGACGGTGCCTTGCCTCAGCCATAAGAGCATTATCGGCGGAGCTTGCGGAGCCTTGATAATGCATAAGAATGTATTGCATAGCAATTCCTTTCTGAAAAAATAAAAAAAGGGATACCGAGCCGAAGCCCGGTATCCCTCTCATATTATGCACTAACTTCATCAACCAATGGTTCAACTGAAGTAACTTCAATAATGTCAATGAACTTTAGCGGTTCACCGTCTTTGCTGGTCTTGCGAGTAACTAATTCACCTACGATAACTACATCTTGACCTGCAAACATATCAAACGCTTCTGCAACATATTGGCTAGTAGTGTTCAATACTTTATTAGTAACGAATGCATCGAATGTTTCACCTGCATTGTTCTGAACTGACTTTGTAACTCGGATGTTTGCACCTATCCATTTTACCTGTCCATAAGGTGCAACTGCTCTTACACCTTTCTTAGCATCAACTGTCAATTTACCTGACAGTGTGATTTCGTTTTTATACATACTTACTTACCTTTCTTAGTAGGGAGAGTGGTGCACGAAGTCCCACTCTCCCATAGTTTGTGTTGGTTACTTACCTTTTCTGTGTGAACAGAACGGTGCTTCTGGGCAAAGCCCTGTCTTGAGCCATACTAGCCAATGTTCTGGACAAGCACTGCTCTTTTCATCTACGTAATCGTAGTTGACTCCGATTGGTTTCATACCCCAACCGTCTTGAGGATTGTACGAACTTTCCCAAGCCTCACGTGTTTCCATTTCGGTTACTTCTGTAACTGAAAGGTCCAATTCAAAGAGGTCTCTTTCGGTGAGAAGGATACCTTCTTTAGTCACAAGGAATCTGCGACGTGCATATAGAATCTCGTATGGATGGTCTCCTACGGTTCTATCCCAAGCGTTTGCCAAACGCTCTTCTGCTAGAACTTCTTCGTTCATAGCATCTATCTCTTCGGCTGTCATCTCGTCAAGAGACTTGACGATTGTAAAGCCAAACGGAATGTATTCGTCTTTCATTCTTACCTTTCTTAGTAGAGACTAGGCTTGTCGCTTGCCCAAGCCTAGTCGGTTTGTGTTGGTTATCTATTGTCCAAGAGGTACGCAATACCTACTACGATACCGAACAATAGTGCCATTCCTCCAAGTGCGAGGAAGTATGCGACTGGGTCGTCATTGAAACAAGAAGCGATAACGGATAACATAATGTCTACCTTTCTGTTGGATTAGAAGTAAGGTAGAGACTCGTCGTCATCTACCCATTCTAATTCTTTGTAGTGGCAACCTAGCAATGCCGGTATTTCACAGCACAGAGGCTCGTCTTGCTTATGTGACAAGCAGAAAAAGATTGGTTCTTCGTGGAACTCGCAGTTCCAAGCGAATGATGCGTGACGGTCATTGCATATGTCACACATAGGTAAAAAGAACATAGTAACCTTTCTTAGTATGATGCCCTAGTGCCTAGGCATAGGCATAATTATTATGATTAATAATTACATCCTCCTCCTGATTGCTAAGGCTATGACAAGGTAGAAGTATGCGAAGCCAACTCCATTGCGAAGCAATGGTCGGTCAAGGGTGAAGCCCTTGCGGGGTAAGGGGCAGAGCCCCTGATTATTCCATTGCGTAGCAATGGCGGGGTCAAGGGCGAGTAGTCCTTGTGGGTCAAGGGCAAAGCCCTGAGGATAGAATTATATAACCTTATCTGTGTCAAGGTAATGTAAATATTCCTACCAAAATACCCTGCCATTCCGGTAAGAATAATTCCTTGGCAAGGCCAAGAATCGCCGAAGGTCTGCCCTGCATAGCAGGGTATGACCCGAGGTGATTAATGTACCGCAGTAGTAGGTACGTAATCTCATTCATATTTTTTTGTGGGTTATATGGGTACAAAATAGGACATTTTATAACTATTTTCTGGGACTATAGTCCTATTACCCCCTATAGGACGGATTAGTATAAGGTATAAGGTTAAATATTTATTATTAATAACAAGCCCCTTTAGGGGGCTTGTATATTATATAATTAATACCTACAGATAGGTGGGCTGTAAGGTATGATTATATTTATGTTTTATATATCTTTTATTAAGGATCTTTATGTCTTTTAAAAAGGGTGGGGAGCATTGGAAGGCTAAAGCCACCATGGAAGCTAAGGCTTCCGTTATTGAACAAGTTAGGTCCGGTATAGAACCTTCCGTGGCTGCCACCATAGCTGGTGTCAACCCCAAGCAATTCCGTGATTGGATATACCGAGACAAGAAATTTGCCTTGGACCTTGAAGGTGCCCAGTCCGAAGGACAGGTCGTTTTACAAGCTACCCTTGGTGGTGGAAAAATGGACTTTTCGGAATGGTCCGAAATCTTCCTTGAGTCCAAAGTATTTCCCCACCACCAGTCGTGGGTGGATGTCCTAGAGGGTCGGGAGCCAAGCTGGCTCCACGATTCGATGATCTACGAACCATCCAGCCCCAAGAGGCTTTTGGTAAATGTTCCTCCAGAGCATGCGAAGTCCTCGGTCATTACGGTAAACTACGTGGTCTACCGACTATGTATGGACCCCAACATTAAGATAGCAATTGTCTCCCAGACTCAGAAGCGAGCCAAGGAGTTCCTCTTTGCTATCAAGCAGCGATTGACCGAACCTCGGTGGGCAAAGCTTCAGCAGGTTTACGGACCCGCCGGTGGCTGGAAAGAGACAGCCGATCAGTGGACCCAAGACCAAATTTACCTCAAGCGTGATTCTGAGGCCAAGGACCCTACGGTCCAAGCCTTGGGTGTAGGACAGCAGATTTACGGTACTCGTGCCGACCTGATTATCCTAGATGACGTGGTCTCAACAACCAACGCTCACGAATGGGAGAAGCAGCTCAACTGGCTTCAGAAGATGGTCATCACTCGTTTGGGTGCTGGTAGCCTTATCATCTGTGGAACCCGAGTGGCATCCATAGACCTTTACAAACAGATTCGAAATCCTGAACATTGGACTTCTGGAAAGTCCCCGTTCACCTACTTGGCAATGCCAGCAGTTCTGCAGTTTGCCGACAAGCCAAAAGACTGGGTAACACTATGGCCCAAGTCTGACCGTCCTTGGGACGGAACTGATGACCAGCCTGATGAGGACGGTCTTTATCCAAAATGGGACGGACCCACGCTCTATACGAGACGTGGTGAGGTTTCTGCCGCAACCTGGGCGTTGGTGTACCAACAACAGGATGTTGAGGAAGATGCAATCTTCCCCGTTGCAGCAGTTAGCGGATGCGTTAACAAGATGCGTAAAGCCGGTCTTATTAACGCTAACGCTCCTGGGCATCCCTCCACTGGTGAGTGGGTGTACTTAATGGGTTTGGATCCAGCCATGTCGGGCAAAACCGCAGGAATTATGTATGCGTTGGACAGGCAATCTGGAAATCGAATGGTTATTGATGCCTACAATATGGCTGATCCAACCCCCCAAAAGATTAGAGCACTAATTGAAGACTGGGTAATGAAGTATCGCCCTATGGAATTGCGTATTGAAATCAACGCATTCCAAAAAGCCTTCTCTTTAGATGAAGAATTACGCAATTGGTTGGCATCTCGTGGTACACAACTGCGTGAACACTTTACTGGTAAGAACAAATGGGACACTAACTTCGGTGTAGCCTCTATGTCTGGACTGTTTGGAACAGTTAGAGAAGGTAAACACCAGCGAGATAACCTAATTAGTTTGCCAGACCACGAAAACAATGAACACATTAAAGCTTTGATTAACCAATTAATCACTTGGAAGCCTGACACTAGGAATCCAACCGACTTAGTTATGGCTCTTTGGTTCTGTGAGATTAGAGCACAAGAGATGATGAGGCAAGGAACCTTTCTTCAGACTCACGCTAATAACAAATGGTCTACAAGAAGAAACAAATTTGATCGTGGAGTCATAAATCTTGACGATTTGGCTACCGAGCAATACACATATTATGCATAAGGAATGAAATGGCGTTAAGCATTGACAAGGTTGCGGATAAGTATGAAGCTTTGAAGCAAAAGTATGCTCCTCGTGATGAGCGTATGCAAAATGTTCTTGCTGTACGCAATGGAAATATGGCAAGCATTGGCATTGACTTCTTCCCAGAAGGAATGAATCACCCAATGATTGCAAACTTTATCGATGTTGCAGCTCGGGATATTGCAGAAGTGGTAGCTCCATTGCCAGCAGTCAACTGCAGTAGCAATAGCATGACTTCTGAGACAGCAAAGTCTGTTGCAGATAGGCGTACACAGATTGCAAATCATTATATTCAGTTTTCTGACCTAGAAACACAAAACTACATTGGTGCAGACTGGTATCTTTCATATGGAACCTACAACGTTATTGTAGAACCAGACTTTGAAAGCAATATGCCACGCATTGTTGTTGACAATCCGTTAAATGCATATCCAGAGTATGACCGTTTTGGTCGTGTAGTTTCTTACTACAAGCGATTTAAGAAAACAGTACGAGAATTGTGTGTAGATTTTCCAGAATACAAATTAGAAATTCTTGCACAGTATGATGGTGGTCCAGTTAACTGGGGTGCCGAACTAGAATTAATTAAATACGAGGACAAAGATCAAATTACTTTGTTCCTTGCACATAGTAAACTTGTTCTTGCATCTACACCTAACCCAATGGGTAAGGTTATGGTGCGAGTTGGTCGTAGACCAAATCTAAATCCAGATGATCCTCGTGGTCAATTCGATGATGTTATCTGGGTACAGCTCGCTCGTGCTCGCTTTGCATTCTTAGCAATGGAAGCAGCAGAAAAATCGGTACAGGCTCCTTTGGCAGTACCGAATGATGTCCAGGAATTTGCTTTTGGTCCTGATGCAGTACTGCGTACGCAACAGCCACAGAACATTCGTCGTGTAGGCTTAGAACTCCCGACATCAGCATTTACCGAGCAAGCAGTATTAGAACAAGAAATGCGAATGGGTTCTCGTTACCCAGAAGGACGTTCTGGTCAGATCGATGCAAGCATCATTACTGGTCAAGGCGTACAAGCTTTACTTGGTGGCTTTGATACTCAGATTAAATCTGCACAACAGATTCTTTCACGAGTACTTGAAGAAGTAATTGCTCTTTGTTTTGAAATGGATGAGAAGCTTTTTAACGTAAAGAAAACTGCAAGTGGTCTTTACCAGGGTGCTCCTTACAAGTTTGAGTACAAACCAGCAACAGCAATTAAGGGAGACTACAGCGTACAGGTACGCTATGGTCTAATGTCTGGACTCGATCCGTCACGAGCATTAATCTTTTCGCTACAAGCATTAGGTGCAGGATTAACTTCACGAGATTATGTAATGCGTGAATTACCTTGGCCTATGAATGTATCAGAAGTACAAAAAGCAATTGATGTTGAAAAAATGCGTGATGCATTAGCAGCATCTTTTGCATCTATTGCACAAGCAATTCCACAAATGGTTATGCAAGGTGGGGACCCTACTGACCTAGTTGTTAAAATCTCAGATGTCATTAAAGCCCGCAAAGCAGGAACCAGCATTGAAGATGCTGTAGCGGAAGTCTTCGCACCAGAAGAAGTTCCTGCTCCTGAAGCTGCTCCTGCAGGTCTACCATCTCCGGTTGAAGCATCTACCGTCCCCACTGCTCCTGGACAAATGATGGCTGCAGGAGCCCCAATGTCACCAGAAGGAATGCCAATGGCTCCTGGTGGTGGGCAACCAACTCCTGATGTAATGGCGTTGTTGCAACAACTCGGTGGACAGATGCAATGATGGAAGACAAGCTAAGATTAGATCTTCTTGATCTTTTAAACAAATCTGGAAAAGAAGTAGTAGACAAAGAGGGTGCACTATGCACTAACTTTATTCTTGTTGCAGAATTTGTAGATACAAACAATGAGTACTACAAGCTTGTCTTAAAAGATGAAACATTACCACCATGGAGACACACTGGTCTCCTATATCACGTATTAGAAACAGAATTCGTAGAAGAGGAAGTAGAAGATGGCGAGTAGAGGCGGATACCGTAAACCAGCTAATCCTGCTCCTGTATCTGGTCCTGGAGAATTATCTCGTAGAACCGATGGTGCACAACCAGCAATGGAAATGACTGGTGGAACTTATGGTGAGAATCAAGAGTTAATGGACTTACAAACTTCTGCACCTATGGCACAGGTTGAAACAAATCCTGCTACAGCAGTAGAAGAAGCACCAATGGGTATGCCACCTGTTACCCCGTTGTTTGCACCGAGTGCAAGACCAGAAGAACCAGCAACTGCTGGTATGCCATTTGGTCCTGGTGAAATGTCAATGCCAAATATGCCAGTTAAAGGTGACCAACCAATTAGAGAATTATTACTTCGTGGAATTCAATCTTCGAATGATCCAGAACTTGAATACGTTTATGCTAGGCTTTCTGAAAGAGGTCTGATTTAATGTCAGATGATATTCTATCTTTAGAGGAACGCCTTACTGATCCTTTGTGGGATGCAGTTTCGGAAAATCTCTACACTACTCAAGAAAAGCAAAAGCTTAAAAGCCTAAAGAAATTTGCTCGTTTAGATAAGAAATTATCTGAAATGGGTGAAAATGGTTATGATCGTTTTTCTAAACTTGATGTTAATATTCAAGATGGGTTACGTTGGTTTAATTCTGGACAAGAAGCAGTGTATATGAAGGCACCTTCTGCTTGGTGGCAAACAGCTGGTAGAGCTGCACTTTCTGGTGTTTTAAATTTTAACCCTTTAGGTACTGCTTACAACTTAGCTGTTCAGTATGGAAATCTTCTTAATACTGGTTTAAACACCATGATGCAAGTTGCCGAAAATGATAAATCATTTTTAGATATGGACGTATGGGCTAATTCGTGGTCTAATGGTGAAAGTTTATACAATCAAGAGCTAGATAAAAAACTACAAGAAAAACATGGAAAGATAAGATCCTTTATTGCTAAGCAACATCTTGCTGGTAAAACAAGAGCTGAGATGATTGCAAATTATTCTAATTCGTTTTCTCAAGAATTTATTAACGAACTAATTGATTTTAGCAATAATGAAAAACAATGGGAAAACGGAATCCTTGAGGATTACCGACAAGCAAAGTTATCTCCTGGACGGTATATTGCAAGAAGGCTTGTAGGAATTCGTGGCGAAGATGAAACTGGTTTTGGTTTAGGTGGTTTTCGATTCGGTTCACCTATGGCTGCATCTCAAGAAGCAGAAGACATACGAACTGGTAAAAAGAAGTTAACCAAAAAAGAAAAAGATTTAATGTTTACCCGGGTATCTGGATTTACAGATGCTACTGCTCAGATATTTGCAGATCCTTTAACTTATGTAACTTTTGGAGTTGGAGCAGGTGTTCGCTTTTTTGGTAAAGGTGTATCTGAAACCTCACGAGTAATTGATCTTGCATCAAAAGGTACAGCAGGAATTAGAAAAGCTTTTAAAATTAGCCCTAAACTTCGTAAGACTTGGGATGACTATGGTGCTTTAGTAGAGCAATACAGTAATGCAAGTAAAGCTGGAAACATAGATGAAGTAAATAGAATTGTTCAAGAAATTAGAATTAAGTTCCCAGAGTTTTCTGCTGATGAAGTTATTAAGTTTAATGCTGACGGAAAAGTATTTAATGCACAAAGAGCATCTGATTTTTATTCAGATGTAGACAGGGCAGGCAGATTGCTTACTGGCAATCTTAGTGGTACGGATTTCTTTAGAGATGCAATTGTTGTGCATCGTGCTAATCGTGGTGCTGTAGATGCTGCTAGAAGAGTTTGGTATAATCTTGGCTCCCAAGAAGGTGTTACTGCTAAAGAAGCAAAGATGAGTCTTGATGAATTGGCTGCTTATGGCGAAGATATTGGATTTGCCAAAACATTAGATGATACTCAATTTGCAGAATACACTAAAGAACGTAAACGATTCATAAAAAGATTAACAGCAGTCCTTTCTCGTTCCCCTGGAAACCAGCCAATTAAAGTTGGAGAAGATGCAATCGATACGATTGATACCGTACGATTCCTGTTTAGATCTGTTGTAACTCGAAATGTTGCTGACATATCTGCACAGTTATTTTTGCAGTTAAACAAAGCAGAACAGATTAGTGTACTTCGTGGACTGTATCGCAGTGTTATGGAATCCTATGGTGTTCCAGAAGCTGAAATTGGTGAGATTCTTGGTAAGCGATTTGGTTCTGAAGATGAAACTCTTTCTATTGCAGGCAACCTAAAAGATCCACATACTGGATTGCCAATTGAATATGGTGGTGCCGGTATTGATAGAGACTTAAGAAGTGTTATTGCAAACCTTCCTTGGGAACATATTCAAAAGGCTTCAGCTAACGCTGCTCTTGGCAGCGGTGGTGAAACAGGTAGATATAAGTTACGAGTTTTTAATCTACTTGGTGGTGCATCAAACAATAGTGCAGTATCTGCCATAACTCGTGGATGGTCATTAGGTACACTGTTTCCAAAGCTGGGTATTAGAGCATCTATTGATGAAGCATTTTTCTTTTCTATTACTGCTCCAGGATATGTACTTAAGCAGTACTTTTCTGCACTTAAAGCAAGTAAGATTGCTACAGCAGCTTCTAGCGATAAAGTATCACAAGGTGTGGTTGCGGGACTATTTAGAAAAGTTGCATCTAAAACAACAGGTATTAAAAGATTTGATCCAGTAAATCTTCTAAGCAAAGAAGTACGAGCACGAATCAGAGAACGAGTAATGCTCGATGCCGAGAAGTTTGGCTGGACAGAAAATCAAACATATGAAGTTCTTAAGATTGCATTTGTTGATGAAGCAATCAATGAGATTGGCACACTAGGATTATCTGCACAGAAGATTGACGATCTTCGTCAACTTCTAGTGCATAACGTTTCATTCCTTAATGCTGCTAGTTCTACAGCAGCTAGAGCAACAGCTACTGGTGGAGTAGTTGATGATATAAGCAAGATTGCAATTCTAGACGATATTGCAATGGCTAAAATGATTGATGACTTTAATGTTGAGTTCGGTGAAGTATTTAAAGAAGTAGACCCATCTAGGTTCAAAAAGAATTCAATTGTTGTTCCAATGTTTTATAGCTTTAATAGATTCTTTAAGAATAACAAGCTTGGAGATATTGATCTTGGCGAAGTATTTGTAAAGCACAATGGTTTAAGAACTGAAGATGATTGGAAAAATGCAACTGACGAAGTCATTAACGCATTAGATGATAAACAAAAAGCTTATATCATTAGTGAACGTTCTCAGCTTCAGCCACAAGTAAAAGCTGGAATGTCTAACGATGCAATCATAAGAGATACCTTGCTTAAGAGAATCTTTTCTGATATGTACTTTGTGTTTCATGGAACCGATAAGTCTGTAGCTAGAGGTGGTTCATTCAACAATCAGTTATTGCAACACTTCCAGAATGGAAGACAACTAGGTTATTCCCACGATGATATTGCAAGATTAGATTTTGAAGAATACTTTGACTTGGTTCAAGGGCATACGTATGATCGTAAGTTCCGTACCAATATTAGTCAGATGCAAGACTTTCAAAATACTCCAGATAAGTGGCAAAAGCTAATTACTTTTGAGAATTCTATTTGGGAAATGATGGATAGAACCGTAAACGGTTTTGTTCGTCAAAAGGGTGTTCTTATGTGGTACTTTGCACGACGAGAAAAGTATCGTGCATTTGAATCTGAATATACCCAAAAGGTATTTGATGGTTTAACAGGCAATGCTTTTAGATATAGCGATGTTGTTGCTAATCCAAACAAGTATGATAATAAGGTTAAAACAGCATTGCTTAGAGCGCAGACTATGACTGAAAAGTTTTATACTGAAGCTGCATTAAACGATGCAATTAACAATACCTTAAAGTATGTTGATAATCCAAACGTTCGCACATACTTGGCATCTAGCGTAAAGAATGTAAACCGATTCTATCGAGCAATTGAAGACTTTTATCGTAGGGTATACCGACTAAAGAATGTAAGTACTCGTGTTCTTTATCGTATGCGATTAATGAATCTTGGACTAAACAATGCTGGTATTGTCCATACCGATGATGAAGGCGTACAGTACTACACAATTCCAATTGATAATATTATTTACGCAGCAATCAATCCAGTATTAACTAAACTTTCTGGCGGAAATACAGAGATGTTACAGCCTAAGTTTCTTGAAACTACAGGTAAGATTATTGGATTAAATCCTTCCTTCCAAGATTCTGGTGGTATTCCATACCTCAGTGGACCTATGGCAAGCATTGGAACACTAGGACTTAAGGCTATTGCCGGTAGAGTATTTGAAACATCTCCTTGGGTAGAGGATATTGATAACGTTCTTCTTGGAGATATTGGTGATGATATTGATGTTTACAAAGCTGTTACTCCTGCTTTTCTTCAACGAGTATTCAAAGCTTTAGACAGAGATGAAAATGCTCGTCATAACCATAGTGCAGTTCTACAGGCAATTGCCTTTAACGCTGCCTTTGACGGAATGAATCATCCAGGTATGAGTCCAAATGCAACCAATAGACAAAAGCAAGAGTATCTTGATATTGTTCGCATTGGTGCTCACAACATTCAAACAGCAAATGCTCTGCTTGGATTGGTATGGCCTTCAAGCGTAAGCTTGCAAGAAAGCACCAATATGCAAGATTACTTACGAGATACTGGAAGTACGAACATCCGTAGTGAGTTCTTTGAACTATATGATGCAATAGTTAAGAAGTATGGAGATGATGTTTCTGATCCATACCAGCTAGCTATCGCTATGTTTGTTGGACAAAATCCAAACAAGCTTATTTACACAGCATCTCGTGAAGATAAAGCAGTTAAGCCATTACTTCGTAAGACTGAAGAAGTTAGAGATTGGTTGATTGCTAACAAAGCATTTGTCAAAAAGTACGGAGAAGCATCATATCTATTTGCTCCCCAAACTGAAGGAAAGATTAATCCTTCTGTCTATAACTGGATGAGTGCTGCTGGTCTAGCAGATAGTGTTGAAGTTAAAGACTATTTAGATACAATTAACATCCTACAGGTTAAGTCTAGATTCTTTCAAATATCTAAAAACCTTGAAGATAAACTTGATAAGGTTGCAGATTACTCAGAAAGAAAACTTCTTATAGAAAATGCAGAAAACAAAAGAGCAATGATGAAGGCTGCATATCCACTACTTGCCGAACAACTTGGTGAGAACGGTGAATTTACTGTTGAGTGGGAAAAGGGAGTGTTAAGAGATCTTGAGGAATTGGTCAACGACAATACAACACCAGTTCCTGCAACTCAAAGAAAATTCTTAAAGCAAATGATTAATATATTTAATAGTGGATATTCAACATTAAATATATCTTACAGTAATGATGATGCTTATTATGCAATTAAGTATTCAGCAAAAGAAAGAATGGTAAAAGAACTTACAGCAATTGCTGGTAATAGTCCTTTCCTTAAGCAAATAAACGATTTGGTATTCTTCTCATTGATTGACTTTAAAGCAAGAGATACCTTTAGAACAACCCCATACGGAAGGTAATTAAGTGTCAGATATTTTATTAGATTATTTTACTGAAGATGAATACGGTAATCCTGCTTATGCTTGGCTTGGTAAGGGAAGTAAAAAAAATCCAGATAAATTAAAGGGTCTTGCACAATTCGTTTTGGTTCCAAGTAATTACACCTCTGGAAGATCAACCCTTAATGATTCTATGTGGCAATGGAATAATGGTTATCAAAATATTCTAAGCAATATTATGAAAACTGGACAGTTTAAAAGTTTAAGAAGTCTTCTTATTAAACATTATGGACTTGATGAATCTTCTGTTGGTCAAGATGTTCAGTTTAGAAATGCTTATGCAAATGCCCTTCGTGAAGTTAGTTCATATAACTTAGGTTTATTTAGGCAGGGTAAAACAAATAATATCCTTAGTCTAATGGATTATCTTAAGAAGAAGCCAGAAGGTGGCAGTGGAGGTAGTGGTGGATACCAGGGGCCTACAAGTCAGATTTATATCACTGGAAAGAATTCTGCTAGAGATACATTTAGAAATGTGGTTAACCAGCTTACCGGTAAGAATCCAAGTAAAGCAGACTTTGAAGAGTTTTATGACGATCTTGTTAAAGCACAAGAAAGATATATCAATAGACAAGAAGGTCGAAGAAACCAAAGGATTACTCAGAGTCCATTCCAACTAGAAAACTTTACCCTTCGCTATATAGTTAAGAAGCTTGACATTAGTGGAGATATGTCTGGTCAGGTTGGTTCAATTCAAGACCTTGTAGATCAGGCAGCTAAAGACTATGGACTATCTTCTGTTGTGGGTACAAACACTAAGATTAAACTTATTAAGAAACTTCTTACAGGTAAGTTTAGCGAAAAGGATATTGACGATACATTCAGAGATTTGGCTAGAGCAACCTACTCAGCATTTGCCGAAGACATTGACAAGAATCCTAATATATCCTTTCAGGATATTATCTCTCCATACATTCAGACATACAATAACTTGTTAGAAAAAACTGGAGTAGATACAGATGTTGCAAGTGTTATTGGCATGGCTACTAAAGATGGAAAGAAAATGACAATTGCTGAATTCCAAAAGGCACTTATGAAGAGTGATGAATATCAAACAACATCACGAGCTAAGTCAGATGCATCTAATTTGGCAGCATCCTTTGCTAGAGCATTTGGAGTTAATGTATGAAAAAGATTGTTAGCAAAAGTCCTATGGATATATCCGGTGGTTTTCAACGCTGGACAGTAGTCTTTGATGACAAGACAACTGACATTTGGTCATTAAATCTTTCAACAGGTCAATGGAGTACATCTGACGGTACAAAAGTAAATCTAGCAGATTACGAAAAACCAGCAGATTCTAGTGGTACAAATCCAGATCCTGGAAACGAACCTCCTCCTCCACCTGACGGTATTGCTAAAGGTGTATTCATTGGCATTCTTACTCAGCTTGTAGGCATTACAAATACTGCAGTTGCAGAAGAACTATGGAATGCTTACTTTAATTCTGAGTACTATGGCATTCAAATGGATTACTCGTTAATCCCAGACCTTCTTATTGGAACATCTGCAACACCATTGTTCAACCAGGAGTTTGGTGCATTCTTAAGCCTTAAGTCTGATCCTAATAACAAGACTGGTATTACCACTCTTGGTGACTTTATGAAAGCTAGAGCAGAATATAAGAGCCTCTTTGCATACTATGGCTTAGAAGAACTTGCAACAAATGCAAATGCAGACCGATTTATTTCTGGCAATATATCTTTGATTGAGGCTAAAAGCCGAATGGATGCAGCGTATGATGCAATCAATAATGCAGATAGTATATTACGTTCGCAACTTGGTAGTCTTAATCTTTCTGGACAAGACCTTGCCAAAGCATTGTTGCTTGGTAAAGATGCAGCAGGAGAATTACAAGACAAGATTAGAACAGCAAACATTCTTGCTGCACAAGTTGAGGCTGGATTTAACAGCCTTATCGGAGCACAGGAACTTGCTCGTCAAGGAATTACACGAGAAAGAGCTCGTGAAGGATTGTCAGTTACTAAGATGCAAACACCTGGATACCAGGGAGAAGCACAACGACAAGGTATTACTACCGAAGGCTTGCAGAAAGAACTTGAATCAGAAAACATTCTTGGTCTTGCGTCACAAAGACGCAGACGAATTCAAAAAGGTGGCATAGCTAGATTCTCTGGTAAATCAGGAGCAGTCAGTGAGTCACTAGCCAAGCGTTCAGCTGGCAGTATATAGAACCCTCAGTGAGATCGACCAGCCCTCACGAGCGTATAAGTCTGGTAGCAGGAGCCATAACATTTTCCCCGATTTGTTATGTGGCTTGCGTTTAACTTAGAGAGATAGGGAGAGTTGCGATGAGCAACAATTATCAAGACTGGGATGATGAATTCGAATACGAAGACGATCAGCCCTCACAGCGAGTGAACGATGGAACAGACCTCGTCAAGCAATTAAGAAAAACAATCAAGGAGTTGGAGAAGAAGAATAAGGAACTCGATTCACGAGTCTCTGAATATACTTCTAAACAACGACAAGAGATCATCCAAAAGGTCTTGGAAGAACGTGGAGTTAATCCAAAGGTCGCCAAGTTAATCCCCGCAGATGTCGATGCCACTAATGTGGACGCACTCAATGAGTGGATCGAAGAATACGGAGATGCATTTGGTATCCCGCAGAGTGACAATTCTACCCCAGACGTAGATAATCTGAAAAGAATTAATTCTGCAACCGCAGGTGCAGCAATGCCAGACAATGTTGACGATATTGAAGCAATGATTGGTAATGCGGCCTCGGAAGAGGAACTGTATAACATTTTACGGAACCTCGGTTAATCGTAATTCAATTAAACTATGGAGTCCTAAATGGCAAATATTAATACCGGCGTAGGCTCTCTTGGTAACTATAACGCAAGCACCAATACTTATGGTACTGCAGGTTTACTACAGAAAGCTTACGACAAGGTACTTGACTTCAAGCTCCGCTCAGAACCACTATTGCGTTCTGTTGCAGACAAGAAGCCAGGTAGCCTAACAAATAACAGCAACCAAGTAATCTTCCAGATCTACAAGGATCTTGCTGTTGAAATCGATCCACTAGATGAAGCTAGTGATCCTGATACCCTTGGTATGGAAACCCCAGACCATATTGCTGTAATCATGAAAGAATACGGTAACATGGTTGCTCGTACGAAGGCAATGAAGCTATTTTCATTCACTGATGTTGATCCTGCTGTTGCTAACATTGTTGCATACAACATGATCGATAGCATTGACAAGCTTGTTGCTAACGTACTTGTTGGTGGTTCACAGGTTCTTTACGGTTCTGCTGATGCAGGTTCAGTACCAACTAGCCGCGGTGCTATTGTTGCTGCTGACACTATTACTTCTGCAGAAATCCGTAAGGCAGTTGCAAAGATGCGTAAAGATTCTGTTGCACCTCGCAAGGGTTCACTCTACTGGGTTGGTATCCATCCAGAAGTTTCACACGATCTTCGTGTAGAAACCGATGTTGCAGGATGGCGTACACCTCAGAACTATCAGGCAACTGATAAGCTCTGGGCTGGCGAAATCGGTCAATACGAAGGTGCTTACTACATTGAATCACCTCGTATGCCATCAGGTTTTGACGGTGCTTCAACAGGTTCAGGTTCATTCACCAATACTGGTGGATCAGCTGGTACCTCAGGTGCATTTGTAATTACCCTTACTGCTGCTACCACTTCTGGTGTAATTCAACCAGGATACTTGGTAACAGGTACCAACGTTGGTACTGGTGCTCGTGTAGTTTCCGTTTCAGCTAACGGTCTTACCGTTACTGTTGACGTTGCTAACGCAGGTACAGTATCAGGAACAATTACGTTCCAACCAACCGTTAAGGTGTATCGTACCCTTGCTGCCGGACAGCAAGCATTGGCTGAAGCTGTTGCTGAAGAAGCACACTCAGTTGTTGCTCCTGTTACCGACAACTTTGGTCGATTCCACAAGGTTGGATGGTACTTTGCTGGTGGATGGTCATTGTATCGTTCAGAAGCATTGTGGCGTATTGAAAGTTCATCTTCAATCGCTTAATCCTTGGTTTGTCCACCACTTCGGTGGTGGGCATTCTTGGGACTAGGAGATAAATGTATACATTCAGAACCCCTACAATTGATGAAGGCCCTACAGGCAATACTAGGCTAGATCAATTCTACACATTACCTCGTGGTATTACCATTCTAAAAGTAAATGGTAAGTATCGTGAAGAACGATACCCATTAAGTAGTGATGTTAAAAATGCAGAGATTGCCTATGTCGGTGGTCATGTATATACAGTTACAAATTCAGAAGCAGCAGACCTAACTGCTGCTGGCTATGGCGATTATCTAACGGAGATTAACTAATGGCAGGTAAGTGGACAATATCCCATATCAAGGGAGATACTTTTAAATTCCGATTTAAAATATCAACAAATGGTGCAGGTTGGAATTTATCTGGCTATACTGTGCGTATGCAGATTCGTCCATTTGCTACATCGGAAACAGTACTGCTAGATGTTAGTAGTGCAAACAATGATGCTAACCATACCATTAGCCTTAACCATAGTTCAACTAATGGATTGGTTGATATTGTTATTTCAGCTAGCCTTATGTCAGAGTTGCCATTGGGTAGACTTGTTTATGATATTGAGTTTGATTCTGGTGCAGAAATTTCTACAGAACTTCAAGGAACATTTATCGTTGGGTTAGAGGTGACTCGATAATGGCAACTGAGATCATTGTATACACAACCAATAATGAAGTTGAGATTGAAAATAAACTTACCCTTATAGAAATATCCAATCAACAAGGAGCACAAGGTGCTCAAGGTGTAGCAGGACCTACTGGTCCAGCTGGACCTACTGGTCCTGCGGGACCTACAGGGGATACAGGATTGCAAGGTCCTGCTGGAGCACAAGGACCTACTGGACCAACAGGTCCACAAGGATTAAAGGGAGACCAGGGAGATACAGGTCTACAAGGTCCTACAGGGCCTACTGGAGCCACTGGTCCGCAAGGACCTAAGGGTGACACCGGAGACACTGGTCCAGCCGGTCCTACAGGCCCTGCTGGCCCTACTGGGCCTACTGGTGCTACAGGTTTAACTGGACCTACTGGTCCTACTGGACCTGCCGGTCCAACTGGTCCCGCTGGGCCTACAGGCCCAACCGGACCTACAGGTGCTGGTGTAATTACTGGTGGTACTACAGATCAACTGCTTGCCAAGAATAGCAATACAGACTATGACACTAAATGGGTTAATGCTCCTGCTGCTACCAATGGTCTACCTACAGGTGGTACTGCTGGACAAATTATTGTCAAAGATACTGCAACAGATTATGACGTATCCTGGATGGATAACTTTACTTCCGAAGTAAAACATTTAGTTAAGCTTGGCACATCAATTTCCAAAGGTCAGGCTGTCTATGTGTCATCTGCCGATGGCACAAATATGATCGTATCTAAAGCAGACTATGATGCTGATGCTACATCTGCCACAACGATGGGCTTGCTTGAAACTGGTGGTGTTACTAATGATCAGGTTTATGTAATTACTGAAGGTTTGCTTTCTGGACTAGATACTTCTACTGCAACTGCAGGTGATCCCGTATGGCTAGGTGATGCTGGTGCTCTTTTGTTTGGTACTGCCAACAAGCCAGTAGCTCCAAAGCATTTAGTATATCTTGGAACAGTAACACGAGTGAGTGCTACTGTTGGTGAAATATTTGTTCACGTACAAAACGGATATGAACTAGGGGAACTTCACGATGTACTTTTAGAAGCAGATGTAAACATTGCAGACAATGAAGTACTTGCTTGGGATAGTGGAACTAGCCTTTGGAAAAATCAAACTCCATCTGAAGCAGGACTTGCTCCATCTGCAAGTCCAACATTTACTGGTGTTGTAACAGTATCTAGCGCAACTAACAATGCAGTTGAACTTGGTAGAACTGATGGAACTTCATCTAGCCCATATATTGATTTTCATTCAGGCGCTACAGCAACTGACTATGATGCAAGAATTATTGCTACAGGTGGTACTGGTACTGCTGGTGGTGGTAACTTAACCTTTAATGCTACATCTTCAACATTTAGTGGTGGAGTAAATGTTACTAATAATGTTAATATGGGTACATCTAGTCAAATTGTTTTTGAAGGTTCAACAGATGACGCTAACGAAACATTCCTTACTGTTGCTAATCCAACTGCAGATAGAACTATTACTTTTCCTGACGCAACAGGAACTGTTGCTTTAGTTGGACATACTCATACCCAATCTGATGTAACTAATCTTACAACTGACCTTGCAGCTAAAATTGATAAAAGCATTGTTGATGCCAAGGGTGATTTAATTGTTGCTACAGCAGCAGATACTGTTTCTCGTTTAGCAGTTGGTGCAACAAATGGTCATGTGTTGACTGTTGATTCTGCTGAGGCTACAGGATTAAAGTGGGCTGCAGCAGCAGGTGGAGCGTCTGCACTTGACGATTTAACGGATGTTGTAGTTGCTAGTTCTATAACTGTTGTTGGAACATCATCTCAAGAATCTACCGCTACAACAACAATGACATTTACTTTGCCTTCTAGTATGCAACAGAATGATATATGTATTGTAGTTATTGGTTCTGATACAAGTCAACCTGCACTACCTTCTGGTTGGACAGATTTAAGTTCTGCTACTTATGGTTCTGGATTTCAAAGAACTATATATAAAATTATGGGAAGCACTCCAGACACAACAGTTAGTTTAACTAGCATTTCTGCTTCTGGAACAGCCGTCTGTGCTATTGCTTTTAGAAATGCAGAAATACGAGCAATTACTGTAACAACTGGAACTACTGGTATGCCTACAGCACCAGCAATAGGAACACTTGCAGATAACTCTATTGTTCTCATTGTAGGTACTATTGATGATGATAGTGTTGATGTTACTGTTCCTAGCGGATATGGTAATTTAACTGCAATAAAAGCATTAGATGGTGGAGTTCCTGCAACGGGTATGACTACAATGCTTGCAACAAAAACCATATCTACTTCAGCAATAGAAACACCTGCAGCATTTGGTGGTTCAGGAACGGATGATTGGTTTGCTGCTTCTATAGTGCTTTCTCCACTTTCTGGAAGTGGTACTGTTTTGGGTTATAACTCTACTACTGGAAGGTGGGAGGGTGAAACCGTATTTAAAGCAATTAATGATAGAAGTATTACAACTGGAGAATTGGCTTGGTATCCACCTCAAGAAGGTAATGGTACAACTTGGAATACGGGCACTGGTGCTATGCGTCTAATACCTTTCTGGGTAGATAAAATATGTACCGTTGACCAAATTGGTACTGAAATATCAACAACCTCTACCTCTGGTACACTTAGATTTGGTATATATGGTTCAAATAATGATTTGCGACCTTGGAATCTTATTGTTGATGCAGGAACAGTATCGTCTGTTGTTACAGCACCAGCATTTGCAGCAGTAACAATAAGTCAGGTTTTATTTCCAGGTCTTTATTGGCTTGCTACTGTTGGTCAAAGTCAGGCTTGTACGGTTAGAGCACATAGGTATGGACCAGGTGTTCCAAATCCTCGCTTTCTTGGAACCGGAACCCCTGCTGTTCCAAATTTAAATATTGATAACCATAATGGGTTTCAACAAAGTTCTATTACTGGTGCTTTACCTACAACATTTACAACGACACCAAGTATGGTTGGTGGAGCACCAAGAACAGTAGTGAGGGTTGTTTAATGCAAAAAGGAACATACATAATTTACGGAATTGGTGGATACTGTGCAGAGTGTGACGACTCACATAATCACCCACTGTACAACATTATTGATTCTGGGGAATACGATTTACCGGAAGAGGAATCATAATGGCTTGTCGTACAGGATGTCCGACTAAGGATCATGCCAACTGGGGTGAATGTTTAAAAGCATCTAACATATCAATGAATGCAGGAGATGCAAAAGGTGGACTTGTTGAAAATGGTTATACTCAAAAAAAATGGGATGCTGAACTAAAAGCATATCGTGATGCTAGAGCAGAAGGCATTCAACCTAAGTCAACAAGAATGCAGGATATTAAAGCTGCAGTACAAATGTCAGATAAGACAGGGAAAGCACATGTTGCAAGATAAACAAGGAGATAAGTAATGGCATCATTACCACCAGGTGGAAAACCAACGGATAGATTAATTCCAACACCTAAAGTACCACGTAAAATTTCAGATAATAAAAAGAAGTCTTTAGGTGGTGGCAAACCACCAGCAAGCGCTAAACGAGATATGTTTACAAATAAAATGAAGGGCAAGGGTCAACCTATGGCTGGCAAGCGTAAGGGTGGACCTAGGGATTCAATGCCTGTACCAATGAAGAAGACAACTTCCGTTAGGAAAACACGAACACGAAGGATGATACCGTAATGTTAAAGGATCCAAAACTTGTAGGTAATCCACCTAAAAAACCATTAAAAGAAAAAAAGAAGAACAAAGCTAAGGGAGCTTCTATTGCTAACAAGGCAACAAAGCCTACTCCTCCTCCTGTTCGAAGATTACCATTAAAAAAAGAACCACCTAAAGCACTAATTGCTGGAAAACTTATTCTTCCAAAATCACCAATAGGTGGAAATGGTAAAAGTGCAAAGAAAGAAACAGGAAAAGCAGTAAAACCTAAAGTTAAATCTCCTTCTAATAAGGGTGGCAAAAGCAAGAATCCTCCTATGGATAAGGGCAAGCGTGGACCAGGACTACGTGGTTCTAGTCGAGCAAAGGCTAATTAATGAAAGATAGCAGATTAAAACGAGCTGGTGTATCTGGTTATAATAAACCAAAGCGTACACCTAATCATCTTAAGAAGTCTCATGTTGTAGTTGCCAAAAAAGGTAACAAAGTTAAGACTATTCGTTTTGGTCAGCAAGGTGTGTCAGGCTCCCCTCGCAAGTCGGGGGAGTCTGCATCCTATCGTAAGCGTAGAGAATCATTTAAAGCACGTCATGCAAAAAACATTAACAAGGGCAAGATGTCTGCAGCTTACTGGGCTGACAAGGTTAAATGGTAATGGCATACACCAACTCTTCAATGCGTGAGCGTTTAAAGAATAAGATTATGGCTGGTAGTAAAGGTGGTAAGCCAGGTCAATGGTCTGCTCGCAAAGCACAACTACTTGCTAATGAATATAAAAAAGCTGGTGGTGGTTACAGTGGATCTAAAACTAAATCACAAAAGTCTTTGTCCAAATGGACTAAAGAAAAGTGGGGAACTAAATCTGGCAAGCCTTCTACTCAAGGACCAAAGGCTACTGGAGAACGATACCTTCCTAAGAAGGCTCGTCAGGCTTTGTCTTCAAAAGAGTATGCAGCAACCTCTCGTGCTAAACGAGAAGGTATGAAACAAGGCAAACAGTTCGTAGCACAACCTAAAAAGATTGCAAAGAAAACAGCTAGATACAGGTAGTATTAAGGATAAGTAGTGGCTAAAAAGAAAAAGAAGATTAAACCAGTAGAGAATCCTTTTGACTTAAATATTAAAGAGCAAGTCAAAAAGACCTTTACTGTAGATCCAAATGCTAAAGCACCTAAGCCTGGACAAATGTTTCCAGGAAGCATTGTTACTGGCATTAGGGATATATTTAATCTTCCTGCCATGGCAGTTGAAGCTGTTAATCGTGCTCAGTTAAATCTTACTGGCAATGGAGATCAGCCAACTAAACCACTTTATAAGTTTACTACTAAAAACGTAGTCAATGGTATGGAAGCATTGAATGCTCCATACCGTAGATTTATCGCAGAGCCTACAGTTTATAAGCTTATTATGACTCAGGAAATATTAAGAAATCCTAGAACGTATTGGAATAATCCATCAGCTCTCTACGAGCTATCTCAGAAGGCCTACGAACGAGCACAGGGCGATAGAACTGGACTCGAGTGGTACAGAGACCCTAAGAATCCTGTGACCTTAGGACAGGCTGTTGATGCTGTTTTAAAAAATCCACTTAACAGTAAAGAAATC